ATCACCTAAAACGCAATATTTGCTGAACCACCTATCTCCTACAACCACTTTGGCTCTCCGAGCCGAATACTGGATAAGGAGGTGATGGGTTAGCGCCAACATTCCCCATGAGGAGTACGCCCCCATCGGCTGACCAGCCGAATAGGTAACCTGGTGGGTATCGATCTTACGATCGAGTATTAAGTAGAACCGCGAGACGAGGAGTTCCCTCCAAATCTTCGCGAGTTCTTCCCCAATCAGGAAACCAAGGATCGTCTCCTGGATACTCACTGGCAACCGGTCGGTTGCTTGAGAAAGGTCGAAACTAAAGAAATCAGTAATACTGATATCGTTAACTAAGACCAGTAGTGGTTTCGTTTGATCAAACGTACCATCTTGAGGTATCTCCCTAAGAATGGAAAATAAAACATCGTGGAGAGGTTTTAAGATCCATTGCGATAGGGCATCGAGCATGGCGATAACCCTAACCTTCCCGGCAGGCTCTCTTAAGAAAGCGAGTCTCCCCACGTGAGAAGAAATCTCACCGGAGAGTATCACTTTCGAAGCCGTTTCCGGCGACACCCGTTTATACTCTTGGAAGAGACGGGCCATCAAAGATGAACCCGTCAACTCCCCCCACCTCAGGAATAGGGGCTCCATCCAGGAGCCACAAATAACTGAGAGTGAAGAGTACAGCCCCATGAACGATGTCGAAACAAAGTCATCGGGTTCCTTCCTTCCCCGACCTGGAGAACCAAGATCAGAGAAAGAAGGGACAGACATAGTCGGAGTCGACTTCCGAATAAGGAACGGCACCGCCTTTAACCGAGACAATCCACCCTTGATACCATTGAAAGAGACATCTCGAATGAATTCAGACCGGGAGGTCCGAATCATCAAAGAACGAATCAGCGGAGTAGATTTGAGGGCTTCCTCAAACCCTCCAACAATGGCACCAAGTGGTCTAACAATAGGACCGATAGAATACTTACCTGGAGATTCCAGGACTCGATAAGTGGAAAACAAAGAAAGCCATAACTTAATGACCTTCTTATCCTTCCTACGGATAGCAATCCTATGATGGACAGGAATTATCTTGGGTATACCAGAACCCGTTCGAGCAAATCGGCATTTAAAAGCATTCAGAGAATGAAGCCTCGTACCACCCACAGATTGCATCAAAGAAACAGAACAACCCTTTAACATCAATGTTAAATAGGCCGAACCACTCCTCCTAGCAATATGTGAACAATACGAGACAAACCTAATGATTGTACAAACATTCGACTTAGTCATATGCCCCACACATAGGGTTCCAAATAATATGAAAGCCCTATAGAGTGGACGACCTCGTTTTACTGAGATCGCAGCAGTCACGGTTGCTGG